TACATCAGCCGGAATCCCCGGTCGACGTCGGTCTTCTGCATCACATACAGATCCCAATTGTTCCGGCGCAATTCGGCGTCAAACGTCGGCACAATGCCGGCATCCGGATCCAGCAGGGCATTGATCAGGCTTTTCCCTTTGATCGTCTGATTGTAGACCCCGTTTGCGTCGGTGGTCATATTGGTGTAGACGTTGCCGGCCTCATACGGCACGTACAGCCCATCCAAGACCAGCGCAATGGCCGTCGCGGGGACCGCCCGCGAGATATCGGCCTTTTGGACCAGCAGCCCCGCGGCGTCATAGCTGACGTGTTCCGCCTCGACCGTGATGCTCATGCCAGCCGTGTCGCCGGTGACCTTGCGGATGCGGAACAGCTGCTCATGGATCACGACCGGCTGGATTTCCTCCGGCGTCTGATGCCGTTCGTTGGTCAGCAGCGCCTGTTTGATCCATCCGGTCACCCCGCCGTTGTACGCGGCGACCTCCCACCATTCATCGGCATACTGGCCGCTGACCCAAATGACCTCCGTTCCGGCAGCCAGATTGGCTACCACTGTACCTCCGCCTGTGGTATTGGCGATCTCCACCCACCACGGCGAGTTGTTCGGCGGGACGAACCGCTGGCCGCTGCTGGGATCGAAATATGTGCACCGGTAAGCCTTGCCGTAATAAGTCACGCAGCTGCCCTTTGTGTAGTCCGTCTGGTCGCTCCACGCGAGATAGTTGACGCTCTGCGGCTCGCTCGGATCATCCCGCAGCACACAGGCCCCGGTGGTCTCGTAGATCCACAACTCGCGCCCGCTGTAGGCATTCTCCAAAATCTCCTCCTGCACCGGCGCTTTGATGATATTCCCTTCGACCAGCCACTGCCATTTCCCGCCAGGGTCCACCGTGTGCAGCATTGTCAGATCATAAGCTCCGCCGGCCACCTGATGCAGCCGGCAGCTTTCCGGCGTCAGCACACAGTCGCCGATTCGGGTGTAGTCCCGGCTTGCCATGCCATCGAATACGCTTATCACAGATATCTCTCCCTTTTGGTGACCGTGACCGAACTCCAGCCCGTCCCGCTGATGTAATTGTCACCGACATGCAGACGGGGGAAGTCACCGGTGGCATACTGCGACAGGACAGCGGTCCCGTCCGCGTTTGTGATTGTCATGCTGTCGCTGTCCACCACAATGACCTGCCCCGCGGTCATGCCCGTAATCTCGAACGCCTCATGCTGCGTGTCTCCGTTCTCATCGATCCACGCCGACCCGAAGGTCAGCGTTGCGGCGCTGGCCGTGATCCGCCATTCCGGCTTGCTGATAACGTCGCCGTTGTTGTTTACATGCCCGGCAGCCGTCAGCGTTTCAGTCTGCTCCCAAAGCAGCTCCTTCAAAGGCTGGCAGTAAAACTGCACGCTCCCGCGCCAGATGTCAAGGTTTTTGCTGACCTTGTCCAGCGTGATCGCGCCGATGACCCGCGCCATCTGCCGCCGGTCCGGCTCGCTGGATGTCGTCAGGTATCCGGCGCCCTTCAGCCAGTTGAACACGTTCCGAACATTCAGCCCGCCCTGGACGGAGATCTCCGCGGTCTGGATGTAGCTGTTGTAGATGTCATCGCCCTCCAGCCGCGTCAGATCGCCCGCCCGGCCGGGGATCTGGACATGCTCAGCCCGTTCCTCCGGCCGGATAATCGGCATGGGCCCGGTGAGTCTCACGCCCGTCTCCCGGCAGTCCCGGCCGTTAAAAATAAAGTAACTCTGTCCCATCCTTACCTCCACCAAACCGCGCACAGGATCAGGATGATCCCGACAATGTTAACGGCCAGTATGATGTCCTCAGGAGCCATAGCCGCTCATCCTCCGCCGGTTGGCCGCGGCCATCGCGTTAGCCAGGCCCTGGGCATCCGCGCCGTTGTTCATGATCATTTTCTCGACATACAGATTGGAATTATAAGACCGGCTCGAAACCTCCCGCGCCGGCACCACCCGCTCCCCGCGGTGCAGCAGGGCAGGGTAGTTATCAAAGGGCACCGACCATAGGCCGTTCGCGTGAATGCCAAATATGTTTGCCAACCCGTTGCCAAAGTCTGACAACAGGCTCATCGTGCCTCCGCCCGTCCGACCGCCGTATCCAGCGCCGCTGAACACAGGCTGCACCTGCACCGGCACAATCCCGATCTGTTCGGAGACAATTGCTGCAGCATTCTCTGACAGCTTTGGTTCCGCCGGGATAGCAAAGCCATGACTACCGCCTCCGCCCTCGCTCCCGCCGAATACCTGATTGATTACCCCCTGCCAGTCATCGCGAAAACTGGCCGCATTGTTTTTGACATTCTGTGCAAACTCGTCCCAGGCAAACTTGAGGGATCCGCCGATATCTCCGGTGTTCCGGATGCCCTGGCCAACGGTTGTGCCGTTAAGGAACCAGTCTCCAATAGCCACTCCGTTTAGCGCTCCGCCTACATGCTCAGTGAGCCATGACAGCGCGTTTTCGCCCCAGGATGCAATCCCGCTGACCGCGTTTGAAATAAAACCGCCACCATCTGAGCCGCCACCGCCAAGCGTAGTCAGCGCGTTAACCAGTCTCAGTACCTGCAGCGCACCTCCGGTCAACTTCAGTCCGGCCCAACCGGCAACAATGGTCTCTAATGCGGTAATGATTGATCCCTTGTTTACAACGATCCATTCAAAACCGTTTTTCAGTTTCTCAAAGACCGATACAAAATTATTAACCACGCTCTCAGGATCGATCTTGCCCAGGTCCTCGAAAAGCGTCGAGACACTATCGCTCATCTGCTGTAGTGCTTCTTTGCCTTTCGGAGTATCCAGGTACTTCAGCACGCTGCCAAGCAGCCCGTTCAACGCCTCTGCGGCTCCAGCCAGTGACGGAGCGAGTGCTGCCCATCCTTTATTGGTCAAAGTCTCGATGTTACCTTGCAGTTCGCTCACACGGTCGTTTAACGTGGCCAGGTCGTTAACTTCCTCTTCCGTATTGACTTTAACATTCTGGAGGGCTTTTTCATAATCAGCCTGGTTATTGAATTCCTTAAACAGCGGAACAAGTTCTTTCCAGCTTTTGCCAAAGAGCTGCTGTGCAGCGGCCTCTTTGTCAAAACTTTCGCCCATAGCCATGATAGCCTGGCCGGCCTTCCAGAACATCTCCGTCGGGTCATCCGTTACGAATGACTTGGACGCTTCGCCAAACTTGCCAACGGTTTCGGTTAGCAGACCAAGCTCTTTCATCGTCTGCAGAAAACCGTCCCCACCGTTGCCGATATTTTTTGCAAGCTTATCTCTGCTTTTCAGCATGGCATCCACCGACGTGTCCATGCCGTTCGTAACCAGCTTCTGCATCCGAAGGAAGGTGTCCAGGTCAATGCCGTACATCAGCGCCATGGTCGCAGAATCATCCGCCCATTTGGCCGCGCTCATGACATTGTCCCAGATCTTCTGGCCAAGGTCTACCGCAGCCCCTGCTGCCGTCTGCAGCGCTCCGGTAATCCGATCAATCCCGCCGATCACCTGGTCCAGGCTGATTTTTTTGCCGATGCCGTTGACTGCCGTTGCCAGGTCTCCGGCACTCCCGGCGGCCTTCTGCTGGCTCTCATCCAGTCCGTCAACTGCGTTCTGAGTCTCCAGCATGGCCGTCTGCGCGTTCAGCATCTTGGCTTCAAGCTTCTGATACGCAACGCTGGTGGGGGAGATGCCCTGCTCCCGCATCTGCTTCAGACCCTGCTGCAGCTGTGTGACCAGCTGCTTCTGCTGCGTCATCTTGTCGCTCAGCAGTTTGGTCTTCTGCTCCATGTAGACCTGAGCGTCACCTCCGGCCTTGAAGCTTGCCTCATTGACTTTCAGCGCCGCGTCGAGGGTTTTCAGACTGGCCTGGGCCTCGTTGACGCCCTTCTTAAAACTGCTCGCGTCTGCGCCAATTTTATAAGTAACCGCCATATCTTAATCCCCCCACATGTGGCTCAGCACATTCTGCAGATTCCCCTGATCATATCGCCTCCGGTATGCGTAATAGTCCAGGACCTCTCCCGGCCGCATCCGGTTAATTTCATCTCTTGTCAGTCCGGCAATCAATCCGCACGAAACAACCCGCCGGTATGTCATTTCTCTTGCGCTTTTTTTCGGTTTTCCTCTTCCACCATTTCATCGACAGGCCCCTGGTCTTCTTGGGCTTCGGCTATCACCTCGCTGCTCTGTGCCTCATTGATGACGGCCAAAACAGCGATGCCGTAGCTGATAACCAGCCCGGGCTTCATGTTTCTCAGCACCCACTTGTCTGTCAGATCCGCGGGCTGTCCGTCCTCTTCCAGCGCGGCGTTGCCCAGGATCCTGACCAGCGTGCCGAATTTTTTCATCCGCTGCGGGTCCCGCGCCATTTCCAAAACCCAGCTCTTGTCGTCCTCAGGGTCGGCCAGATGCAGCCCAAAGACTTCATCACGCAGCTGAGCGACCGTGCACCCGATCTCGTCCTGGATGGCGATCAGCTCAAACGTCGAACACATCAGCGGAATCTCCCGCTTACCCATTTTGATAGTGATCATATATCCTCCTTATTCATAAAAAGGGGGACCCTGTTTTCAAGGTCCCCCATATTCATCAGGTCACGTTCAGCAGCCCATTGATAAAGGTCTTCGCCGCAGCAATAGTGTCGAAACTGTTGTGCAGCTGATATTTCAGCTCCGTTCCGCCGTCCACATCCAGCGCCGCGGCCCGGCCGGTCAGCGTCGGGTGCCCCCAGACGATCTGGCCCTCACGGGTCTGCGTGCTCTGGCTGTCTTCGTGGAACTTGATCTTCAGCGTGATCCACGCCTCAAACTTCCTCACGCCTTCATGCCGCATCACGCGGATGTAGCCGAAGCCGCCCCAGGGGCTGGATTTATCCGTCACCCACTGACCGCCGGCGTTGCCGGTCCGCACAACCTCGCCCAGGACAGCCACCCGGTCCTCGTCGCTGATGCCGGTGCTTTCAAACTGGATCTGCAGATCGGTGATGCCGTCGTCATCATCCACTATACGGTCATCACCATAGTCCGGATTGTTACCACGGGTGTAAGTCACGTTGGCCGTCCTGGCCTCCATGATCACCCGGCCGGTGCCATAGGTCGGCATGCTGCCGTCCGTGTGAGCCGTCAGAGGGGCCCAAACCGGATACATCATGCCCACTGCCTGTCTGCCCATATCTTATTCCCTCCGTTCATTTGTTCTCGTTCGCCGCCTTGTCCAGGATCTCGACGGCCTTTGCCTCAAAAGCGCTTCTTGCAGCGCCGTCCGCTTGCCTCACAGCCTTCCGGAAAAAGGGCTGCTTTTCCATGAATGATGTCCCGCTGTTGATGGCGTTTGCGATCACAGCAACCGGCTTTACGTTTTGCGATCCCGCCTTTGCTTTGCTGGCATGCACAACCCGCCCGGTCTCCGCATCGTACCGGTAATTGGTCCTAGCGTTTTTTCTTAGACTTCCACCGACAATGGCGTATCCGGATTTGCTGTATCCGATGCTTGTGTCCACACTCAGACCGTTCGACTTGAACTTTGCGATACCAGCGCCGCCGGCGCCCTGGAGCACAGCGCGTTCTTCCGGAGATGGTTTCCGTTTCCGTCCGCCCGCGGCGTACTTAAACGGTTCAACGGCAATCCCATTGACTGCCCTGCTGA